GCATCCCTTCATATCCACCATCAATTGCCGTTTGATTGATTTCAAGATATCTGTTATAGCCATCAGTTGTGTCCAAATCAACTAATTCTTGTTTTACCACTCTCACATTAAGCAGTTGTAGGAAAATCTTATCTTCAAACCAAGATTTCAGATTATTTGAACGTTGATGTTGTGAAACTTTGTATGAACCTTTTTCAAAATCTGCTAATGGAATCATATCAAATAGATAAAGGATTGCATCATTAGTTGATACATTTTCCTTACGATTTACCTGAGTCATCAGATCTTGGAATGATGAACTCATAATTTCCCCATCAAACACAGTGGGTTCTGTAAGAGTTTTAGCTACAAATGAAAATTGTTGTTTAACTTGTTCAAAATTTAATAACTCTTTACCATTACGGCTATACTGGTCAACCCGACCACTCGGATAGACCACAGTAAGAATCCTAACTCCATCGAGTTTAACTTCCAGTAGTTTTTTCCCGGATACCTTAGATTCGTGGTTAGCACTATCATGGGCAAGCTGGCAACTGAAAACAGGAATAGCATAATCAGCATGTTTCTTTACTACTTTATTAATAGTTTTTACACTAGTACCACATCGTAGGTCTTTAATCAAGATTCTACGATACCAATTATTCCACTGTTCTTTAGTGGATTTGGCCATTAACTCTTTTATGGTGTCTCTAGCAAGATTGCCAGTACATGAACGATCAATAAAAGTAGAAACATGGTTAAAAAAATCATCCCAAGCAAGTCCAGGTCCGTCTTCATCGGTTTTCTCCTCGATTTGTTTAAGGCCAAATGTAGTGGTAGCACTAAGAGCCAACTTGCATCCTTCAAAGAAAGTATCATTGTTGGAAGTTAGCTCTTCTTTAATGATACGTTCTTTTACCAATCGGCTATTGTCTGATTCTAATCGGTTAATTACCGTCCATGGGTGTCTCATATTAATCCCTCGATTCGCCTAACACTAATAAAAAGATAGCAGCAAGTGGAGGTGATACAATTGCACTGATCAAGAACCACCAGAAAAAACTTCTGTTTCTATTTGAAGCACCATATGCTACTACAAAACAAAATATAAGCCAAATTAATCCAAAAAACATTGTTATACCCTCTTTGTAATAATTTCATCACACAAACCGTATTCAACTGCTTCTTGTGCAGATAAGAATGTGTCAAATTTCATTGTTTCAAACAATTCTTCATATGTCTTACCTGCGGTATTGTGATGTACATACAATTCTGTTAGTCTTTGATTTAAATACTTCGATTCGTTAAAATGTCTAGTGGCATCTTCGAATTGTAAATCTTGAACATGTACTGAACCTCTAGTACCAGGTGTGCCTGAGCTAACACGATGGATCATTGTACGTGACTGAGGTAATGCAAATCGTTTACCTGGAGCACCGGCTTGTGCTAAGAATGAACCCATCGAACATGCTTGACCAATAATAATAGTCGATACATCCGGTTTAATGAATTGCATTGTATCGTAAATAGCTAGTCCAGCGGAAACACTACCACCTGGACTATTGATATAGAATTGAATATCGTCATTTCCTTGACTTTCTAGGAATAAGAATTGAGCAACAAGGATACTTGCTGAATGTTCATTCACATCTGTATCTAGCATTACGATACGATCTTTTAGTAAACGACTGTAAATGTCATATGAACGTTCGCCACGTGCTTCTTGTTCTACGACCATAGGGATTAATGACGGCATTTTATTTCCTCGTGTGTTAAAATTATGTGTATTATATTATATTAGTTGCACATTGTCAACTTTATTTGTGATCGTCGTCTTCTTTTTTTTCTAATTCTTGGTATTTCTCTAATTTAGCTTCAAGACATATAATCGTGTCTTCAAGCTGTTCAATGTGATTTGCAACCTGTTTAAAAAACTCTGATGAATTCTCAGCAGTCATTCTTAGCATATCACTTACTTTTTGTGGGGCTTCTTGTGTCATGTTAAATCTCGATAATTAAATTTGGGTTCCAGCCAGTATTTTCACTGTATCTATCACTTTCATATCCTCGTGGATTACATACTAACCGGGTAGTTCCTATTTTATAATCTAATACCTCATGGGTATGTCCAAAAGTCCAAAGAACAATTTTTGGATTATCGATTATAAACTTAGATAAATCACTATGATACCCACCGTTCATTTCATATTGATCTGCATATTTGTCTACTATACTTAGATAGCTAGGTGAATGATGAGTTACTACTACTATTTTTTTATCAGAAGGTGCATTTTCAACCATCATTTCGATATAATCCATGCTTTTATGATGTCTATCGATGGTGTCAGCCATCTGCAACTTTCTATAGCCTTTATGATCATTCTTTATAAGAGCATAATCATTCATCATGAAAGGAAGTTGATACATTGTTAGTGGATCACCCTTATGTGCATCTGTCCATAATGTTGCTCCAATGAACATTACATCATCAATAATAATAGATGAATTTTCTAAAAAATGTACATTTGGATATAGTGAGCATTCTTCTTTCAAGTAATCTAATCCTGCATGAAATTTACCTTGGTAGAATTCATGATTACCAGCAACATATATCACATCTTTAAAAGTATCTGAACATGATTGTAAGAATTTTCTAAATTCAAGAGCGGTTTCATATCTAGTTGAATTATTTGCATGTCCATTAAAATCTGCAGGGTAATCATGTAAATATTCTGACATCAATATGTCGCCAGATAGAATTAAAACATCTGCTTGTTGGCTATTAGTCAATGTAATCGGACTAAATTCCATATGTAAATCACTAACTACTGTTATTTTCATTTTTATAACCTGTAAATTACTCTTCCCTTGTTAAGATCGTATGGGCTAACCTCGATCTTTACTTTATCCCCTTGGATAACCCTGATTTTATGTTGTTTAAGTTTTCCACCCAAATAACATACCAAAACATGTTCGGTATTTTCTACCTGTACTTTAAACATATTACCAGGTAATACATCATTGACCATACCGGTCATTTCTATCATATCTTCTTTACTCATTCTTTCGGATTATTAATCCTTCATTCTCCACTTTAATTGTTAAGGTATCACCTGGTTGCCAACCCATTTCTGCACGAATTTCTTCTGGTATGTTCATTAAAACATTATCAGAATCACCTGGTATTTCTTCAAATATATCTTCTACGCTATAAGTAGTTGTCATCTTTATTAGGTATTACTACCCATCCTATTTTCTTTAAGTCTGCTTTAATTTCATCAGTAACAAAACCTTCGCCAACAAATCCTTCTCTGTCTCCATCTTTATCACCGATACCAGTACAATACCAATCGATATAGTCACCTTCTTCTTTGATATCTGCTATTATACCACCAGCATATCGCCAACTACAAGACCAATATTCTTCCTTTAGTATATCCCAGGTATTTTCTGGTTGTATAAATTGATTATTACATAGTGCAGCGTATAAGTTTTGAGCATAATTTTCTGATTCTTTAACCTTTGCTATAACCCAAGCAGTTGAACGCAGATCATATTCCATGTTATTTTTTTGCCAGACTGGATCTTGTTCTCTATCTTTTTTTTGTTGATCAAAATTAAGTAAGCTACTAAAATAATCATCATTTTCTGGATTGATACCTTCTTGTTCCAATGATTTTAGTCTGCATTCTTTACGAAATGAACCACGTTCTAGGCTACTGTTTAGTTTTTTATTCATGATGGTGTACTTATCATTTATGGTATTCTCCTTGAAAACAATGTCGAACTTCATGGCCTACTGTTAGCATGTTGGTATTTTTGGATGTATATATGACACAGCTGTCTTGAAATATATAATTGTGTTGCCACTGAGAACATGCAAGGACTTTATATGGAAATGGCTTTCCAACTGCTTGGATTCTTAACTTATCACAAGTTGCTTGGATATTATCCGAGGTTTTCCATTCTATTTTGCTTGAAGTAGTAAAATTGTTATTAGTTGAAAACTTTGCATATGGATCATCATAGTCAGCCGCGTGTACTGACGATGACAGTAATAGTAAAATTAGTAATTGTTTCATTTATTCTCAAGTGTGTGTGTAAAATGGGCTAAACGGGAGGATTTGAATCACCAAGGGTTATCCAGTGCCTATAATTGAGTAGAGGTATAACACCAATTAAGTCTATGTGGTACATTATATATGATTTTATGATGATGTCAAGATTTTTAGGTGACCCCATCTTATCGATGGGGTTTATATGTTTAAGGGCCGGTAAATGCAACCCAGTCAGTTCCATTGTATCCATAGAAATGATTACTTGTACTATTAAATATTATCCATCCCTTTTCTGGGTTAGCTGGAAATGAACCAGTTGAGTATGATGTTGCTTTGATTACCGGTGCATTAAACACCCCTTTACTATCAAACGTAAATTCGTTATAATTTTCAGTATTATTTCCCGTCATTACCGTTATAGTAGTTGATGGGTGTATAGTACTCATCACCGCGTCACTATCTAATTGAGAAATTATACCTGAAGTAGTAACATAAATGGAGTCTTCAGTTTCTTTATATGCATTAAATAACAAAGACCCTATGATATCATTGGGTGATAACGCACTAGGTGAATTAATATCACCATTTGCTGATAATAACGATATATTAGGTGAGTTAACTATATCAGTACCTCTTGTTATTCCAAGTACTGTTAACATGTCAATTGCACCTGAATTTATAGTCAACCCATCTGAAAATATGTTAGATTCATTTAACGTAATCGAGCTAGTACCAATACTAGTAGAAACTATTGTACCAGTTATGTCTATATTTCCAGTACCTGAAATAGATTTTGTATTTAAATCTAAATTAGAACCCAATTTACCATTCAAGGTAGTTGCAGTAATATTACCATTGATAATAATATTACCAGTACCTGAAATAGATTTTGTATTTAAATCTAAATTAGAACCCAATTTACCATTCAAGGTATTTGCAGTAATATTACCATTGATATTAATATTACCAGTTCCAGTTAAATTGTGTGAATTTAACGATAAATCACCACCTAATGATGGGCTTGGGTCATCTACTAATTCTTCTATACCACCGGCTCCCAATGATACAGTTGCAAGTATTTTATTAAGGGTGTCATCATATGTAAATGATATATTACTATGACCAACATTATGGGTTAATAATGATGCTGAGGCATCCTGTGCTCTATCAGTGGTAAAATATAGGTTGGTTCCTTCTGTAATATTAGATGTTGATAAATTTGTACCACTAATATCGAGTTGTTGGGTTGAATCATTCCATGAAAGGCCAGCTCCCACAGTTGTCTTTAATACGTTTACACCACCAACTGTTACACCATCTCCCACAAATAGTTTTTTACTATCCGTAGTATATGCAATTTCACCAAGATCAAAGGTAGTTGTTTGACGTTGTGATTCTGTTCCTCTTCTAATTCGTAGCGACATGTGCTATCTCCATATTTCTGTGATCTTAATAGATCTGTATAGTGTATTTATAAAAAATAGGAGATATATATAAACAAAAAAAATAGGACCCGAAGGTCCTATTTTTATTTTTCTAGAAAATTTCTAACCCATTGTAACCTATCTTGTTCATCTAATGCAGTAAATTCATCGATATTGGCCTGAATATGGGCAATAAGTGGATAATACTCCTCATCAACTTTTTCTTTTACATTAGATGCCAACAATTTAGTGGTATTTGGGTTACGTGCTACAAATTTTTTCACCAAGTAATATGGTGATTTTATTTTAGCACTAATTCCATCACTTGTATAAAACACAAACCCTTCATGTTTTACACATTTTACGATTTTTAACAGTGTTCCAACAGTTAGTTGATGGAATTTTACTTCGTGG